AAGCTCCAATCAAGGAGGCTTAGGGATATTTCGCACTACTATGGTACTAAAGTGTAGGCAGGTTAAAATTTGAGAGAGTAAAGGAAGGGTCAAGCTTTTAATTGGCAACAATGCTAACCGTATAAATGGGTCACTGGAAGCTATGACCTACTCTCTCACTAACATTCACACTTAATATGGAGGTTGTTTTCATAAAATTTATAAAGAGGCATCTATATGCAAAGAAACTAGAGAAGTATTTACGTGAGATAGCAGAATGTTCCTATTGTAATGCAGGTATTAATGTATACCTATTAAAGGACATAAAAAAGATATTATAAGAATGTATACAGTAGTGAATATTAAGCATGGGCAAGGTTTAGTATTTGAATCTAAAAAGGGAGTATTAACCACACAAAGGCATTAAGTATGCTATAGTAGAGTGAGAAAACTATTCTCTACAAATATTTAAAGAGTTGAGAGTAGTTTGAATTGGCGGCTTTGCTATGGGATACCCTAGAGCGTACACCCCGCAAGGCTAGGTGAACCTACAATGTTGAAGGCTACTCTCACTAATATTCACACTTAATTAGAAAATAAGGAGGTCAACATGAAATGTGGAGTATGTGACTTACAGAAATCTAATGAACATGATCTTATATGTCAACCTTGCATTGATGATGGCTGGAGATTTGGAAGTCTTACTGGTGATGGTTATTATTGGGATATAAAGAAATCTATAAAAACGAAGTGCATAATATGTGACTTAAATGAAACTCATGAATATTCTACAATGTGTCAATCTTGTATTGATGATGAACGTAATAAGTAGCTTAAGCATGAGTTATTACTGGCCTTAATCAATTTGGAGCGAAACGCTATAAATCTGGGTGCTACTTAGGTTGGCATGGGACGGCCTGGAGAGTTTCGCTCCTTCCTATTGAGAAAGATTATAATGGTATCTGCATAAAGCAAGTTAGGTCCTGAGAAGGCAGATTAAATTATTCCAGGAAACCAGACTATAAATAGATTTGCTGGTCACTGAACTTGCCATGATAGACAAAGCCATAAATCTTTCTTTAAGTCTTGCTGGCATACCAAGAAGTTATCTGGCCAACACTGATAGTGGGATAGCTTAAGTATGCTACTTATTTTAATTGTAAGCAAATAACAAAAGGAGACAGCATGGAACTGTTAAATAAATACCCAGTAATTAAACTGCATATTGGGCTTAATGTGGCTAATTTTAGTTCACCACATAATTATACTTTTGACACTGGTGAAATATTACCAGCATGTGAAAAGAATGTTGCAGTTAGTATGTCACTTTCGCCACACCATACGCGAAATGAGAAAGATATACGAGGTATTAAAGTATATGATGTTGAGGTATTATATCATTTGAACGATCGTATTAAAGAAGACATTCTTAAGATGGCTGAAATGGATGCTGTAGATATCATATTAGTACCATATCCGGTTATGACTGCATGGAAAAGAGAAGCTAATTATACTCAAGATGAAGCAATGCTTATTGCTCTTGATAAACTTAGAGTATGTAAATTGACTGATAGAGTTACAAAAGTCATCTCGTCTACATCTTTTTGTGTATAAATAACTCTATGCGGGATAGTGAAGAGGTAAAACGTAGGGTTCATGACCCTGAGTCGATGGTTCGAGTCCATCTCCCGCCACTATTATAAGGAGAGCTATATGAACGATACAAAGTACCAAAGCCATTATTTTGGGAAAACAGTTATTCTCGGCTTTTATAGAGAGCAATTGGCTAAGTTTAGAAGAATTGGGCTTGGCGGACAAACAGAACATGGCACAATAGTAACTAATAAGCTTATTGATATAACGAAGAAGCGAATGAATCATTTCATTTCAGAAGTTATAGCAATGAGAAAACGAGCAAAAAGGAGATTAGACGATGCCAATGTACATAAAAGAAAACACCTGGAATCTGTATGCGGAGATCATAGCGATTGAAGATATTAGCGAAGGGTGCGAAAAAGATGATGAGCTTTTACATGAAGCTTGTCCGAACATAAATGAAATAAAGGAGTTTAAATGAAAAGAATGATGTTTAGATGGTTCACGTTTACTGCCTTAATAGCCTTTTCAATTGGAGTTTGGCTTACAACTCTCCTGATTATATGGAGATATGTGTGAAAAGTATAAAAAAGAAAGGTATTGGCAGGACTAAAAAGCATGTTTTAACGCTTAAACAGCGGTCTAGACGCAATGATAAGATAAAATCAAGGTTAGTTATCATAGAACCTGTAAAACAGGCTTCTAGGGTACACCACGGCCCTAAAAAGGGTATTCTATCAAAATTCTCAGATGCTATATTCAAGAGTTAGAAATGCTATGGAGGCTCGCAGTAAAATTCAATGGAAAAATTCTACATTCTTACCAGATAAGATTAAATCAGCATGGTGGAAGCGGATATTAAAGAGCCTGAAGCTTATATAGTTGTCTTTTGGGGTAATGCTGGCGAAGGAGATTGGAAAGTCTTTGCCAAGGAGTATCAAGCATTAAGATATAAAGATTATATGAGCGAAAGATGGAACACTGCATTAGTATATACGCCTGAAGAAGCGCGTTTATTGCTTAGCAGTGTATTACCAAATAACAAATCTCCACGCTTTAAGCATATTATTGATAAAATACTATATAAAATGGGACTAAAGAGATGGGGTACATAAGAACATCTCATTGTCCTTATAGGTATAAATACCAGCTGGTCGGATGGGCTTCCAAAAGATTTAAGAAGTCTAAGGCTGTTATCAATAAACTGTCTAAAGCACAGTTATATGCTATTTGGTATAAATCATAGTGAGGCGCAGGCGCATCACTCTAAATAAATCGCCTGCAAGATTTTCTTCTCCATTTCAGACAAGATGGCCCAGTCAGAGACTCAGCAGAGCCCTAACTTGATTTGGAGAAATTATTACAAGAGAAAGTGGCTTTACAATACAACGCCGAATCCGAATCTTATCCTAAGTTGATTTATCAGAAGTGTTGATGATATTCCATTCCCGCAGGTTATTAGTAGCCACTTTTTCCTTGTATTATAAGTTTATATACTGTAAATTACATACATGAAAACTCATATAGATAAGAATCTTTGCAACGTATGCAGAAGAGTTATTAGTATCGTTAATGATTGCAGTCAATGTTTAGAATATGCTTTACATGAAATGGATAAACAGCATTTAGTAGAGGAATTTCAAATCATTCCAAATTATGACTATAAATTAGATGAGAATTATAATGATCCTTTATACGCAGCATATAGAAATAATCCAGAACTTTTAGAGCAACTAGACGAAGAATTATAATTTGCTAGCCTCTTAGCAAAAGACGGAAAGATAAAACTTTCTGTTGCAGAATAAATCCCTGCCTATAGCATAATCCGTGCTGTCTTTAGGTAGGGATTTTCTGTTTGAGACTCAAACAAAGCACGGTAACATAAGGAGAAAAATACATGCCACTAGTGAATGTATCTTCATTTATGAATGGAAACATGCTACAAGCAATGGAAGCAAACACTGTTGGAGAAATCCTTCAACAACAAGGTATTGCTACCAATGATTGTAATATTGATGTCCAAGGAGCAAATGGCGAAGGGAAACCTTCACGAGTAACAACCACATTGGCCGAAGGTGACGTTGTGCAAATTATGCGCAAAAGTAATAAATCTGGCCTTAAAAATATTGTTGTTGGTACTGCTACGAAAGTTGTATATACTAATCCCTTACCAGAGGAATTTAATACAACCAAAAGTAAATATCCATTAACCCTAATGAAAAAAAAGGGTTCCTTCGATATTCCATTTAATTCAGTATCACGACAACAAACGCGTACTGTACGAGGGCGTATTGATGCTGCTATTCATAAACATAGGCAATCCAATCCAAAGCAACGGTTTTGTACACGTATTTTAGATCATAAAACGTCTAATTACACACATCTTGTTCGCGTATGGAGAGTTAGATAATATTGCTTTAAAGAAGTAAAACAATCAATAAAGGGGGTCTATTTAGGCCCCCTTTTTAATATAAAGGAAATAATATAAATGGATATTCTATTAAAAGACAGAATGCTTAGAAGTAATGAAGTTGGATTTGAAAATTATCACCGCTGTTCTTTTCTTAGCGAAGTATTGAAATATTGGCAGATGAATGATAAAATGAAACTACCAAAAGACACTGACATGCGTAAGAGCTTAATTGAATGTATTATTGTGGAGATGATAAAATTAACGGAGCACATACCAGATACTGCTATATCAGGTGCTGCAAAACAGGCAGATTTAATAGATACTCTTTTAAAGCCTGTCTTTTGCTTTATGGTCCCAAATTTTACAGAAAATGAGATATTTCAAATAGGACTGGGCATAAAGGTGGAAAACGTTACGATACGTAAGAAAAATATAAAATTGGATAGAAAGTATGATTATAATTTTGGAGATTATATCATTACCTTCTCTGCTTCTACGACTTCTTTTCGTATAAACGTGTATCAAGAAGTTGAAATCATAGATGGCAGCATTGGATATGTTAAAGCTTTGCATCCACATATTAATTTTGGTTCAATATGTTGGGGTGATATGCGAATTAATGTTTATGAGCCATTATATGCAGGAAACTTTTTAACAGCATTCAAAGCAATGATTACTTTCTTAAATAATTATAATGAAGGAAGTCCATTTGATACTATTGCGGAATACTCAAAGCGAATATTTATGTTAAGCGCAGACCATGGTACCATATCACATGTTAATAGCAGTTTAGGATATAGTGGCTATTATCTGATAGATAACGTAATGTCACCAATGTGGACAGATGTTAGACTAAATTTCTGTCCTGAAGGTCTGCAGAAAGATTCAGAAGAAGGTCAGCTACATTTGAAAATGCGAAATATTAACCTTGAAGACCGAATAAAGGGTTTAAAACCAAGTAAATCAATGAAATTTCACGAATATAAACGCTATAAGCAAAATAGTATATATTCTGCATTCATGCCATTTGTTATGCGCCTTGTAGATGAATATAATATATCTTTTATGAGAGCTATATACATTAGCATTAAATTAATTGAAAAGCTCAATTTCATTAATCAAATGACTTTTGCAAAAAGATGGCCTGGGAGTGTAATGAAAAAGAGTGATTTTAATACTTTGCGCTATTGGAATCGTAATCTCTTTCGTAATGAGGTCTATAGATTAGGCCAAGGGACACTATTTAGATATATTTACAAAGAAACAATATCTAAGATAGAATTTTATTCAAAGTTAATATCGAAAGATATTGATCGGATTAATGCTTTAAGGGTTATTGATGGACATGGGTTAATATTGAATAATCTGAATCTTCCAAAGCATACAGATATCTTTAGAGCATTAAATAATTTAGAATGCTTAGATAGCTATTTGCAAGGAGAAATATCTTGTCCGCCAGAAGAACTTAAAAAGCTTAAAAAGCAAAATTGTAAAAAGCTTCGAGACACTATAAAAATCGTCAATATGAATTACCAAAATGCTAAATATATTGAAGGTAAAATGAAAATAGAAATTCTTAACAACGAAAAGGAGCAAATAAAACATGAAGTTAGTAGTTATAGACCAAGTGCAACAAAAGATAAATTACCTTTTGAATCGCTTTAGTATCGAATGGAGTGGACCAGCATGGTTCTCTGTAAAATCAGATAAAAATGGATTTCCTAAGACATGGAAATTAGAGCATTTCCTTCCACTTAACTTAGGTTCGCATTCATCAACAGAATGGGAAGGGAAGCAATTTTTAAAGAAATCTAAAAAGCTATATAAAAGGCATCCAGAGTTAAAAGAGATGTATATGGGAAATATCCATTCGCATCATACAATGGGAGCATTCTTTAGTGCTACAGATAAAGAGCATTTACAAGAATCTGCTAATCTTGTAGGATATCCATCGCTTGTAGTAGCTTCTGATAAGGATTCTCACGCATTTGCAATATCATATCTAGATAGTTGGAAAGTAAAGCATATAATTGACTGTCAAAATATAGAAGTCGAAACCAATATGGTTCCTGATAATGCATGGATTAATGAAGCTGATAGCATTGAAAAGCAAAGTAACAAGCACAAAAGTACAAATGCTGCTAATCAAGTCACAATATGGGGACCAAACAATCATGATCAGCGAGATAATTATTATCGTAGAGAATATGGATTGTCGCATGAGGATTGTTATCCTCTATCATGGGAAGAAAAAAACGTGGCACGTCGTATAGTAGAATCAGGTAATATTCCGATTGTTAAAGATAATAAAGTATATCTTCAGCCTGCAGAAGAAAAGATTATGAGTGGTCTTGTTGATGTTGAAACTGAAAAGCAGCTTAAGGATGCAAAATCACCTAAAGAACGATATGAGATTGCTCTTGAAGCTTTTGAAAATGGGTTTATGGATGATAGTGCTTTCCAAAAAGAAATAGAATTACTTTATAGTAAAATGTCAAAAGACAGTGCAGAAAAAGTCATTGGGGAAGTTGATTCTATAGATTATGGAGACAACCTTGGCTACTACTAGATTCATGCGCAATAAGAAGCTCATCAAGCAATCTTTACTCGATGAAGTAACTATTATTGGAGCTGGTGGCGTTGGTAGTTCATTAATGATAAATTGTGCTATCATGGGATTCTCTCATATACATATATGGGATTTTGATATCCTCGAAGAGCATAATTTAAGTACCACAATGTATCCAGAGGAATATTTAGGACTCCTTAAGGTTGATGCTGCTGAAAAACAAGCGTTATTTTATAATAAAAACGTAAAAATACATAAGCATGCAGAACCTTGGGAATCGGGTAAATATTTATCTCCACTTACACTGATGGCACCAGATAACATGGAAGTTAGAATGAGCGTTTATACTGATTGGTATTTGAATAAATGTAAATTCTTAATTGATATGCGCATGGGAGCACTAACTATGGAGATTATCACCGTTTCGCAAAAACATGACAATTTCCGTAGCACATGGAAACCGTCTATAGAAATAGAAGACGAAGAATGTACTGCTAAGCATACTATATTTACAGCTGCTGTGATTTCAGGCTTTGGCTTAAATCAAGCATTTAATTGTTTGCATGGTATGCAATATTACCAGTATATTTGGGGGTCGTTATCGCCTCTTTCTTTTAGAAAAGAGGGCTTAATACTAAATCAAAAAGGAGCAACTGATGATAGAAGTCAGCAAAGTGGCCGTCAAGTGGTCGCAAGGACTTCCCAGCGGGCTAACATGGTACTTCATAGGCCAACCGAAAACAGGGAAGACGACAGCATCGGCAACTTGGAGTACGAAAGGCTCTAAGGGCGTATTAATACTTGATACAGATCAGGGGACTGATTTTGTTAACGGTGCAAATCGTGTCATTATAACATGCCTTAATCCTCCAGTTAGAGAAATAAAGGATAAAGATGGCAAAATCGTAACAAAAGATGGGACACCCCAGGTAGAGGTAGTTCCTCCATTAGAGCGCGGATACAAACAGCGAAGCGGAAAAGTTAGAGGCGAACCAATGCCTGTATATTCCTTTGCTGAAGTATTAACGTGGCTTACCAATGATTGGGAAATTCTTCCTTATGATACAGTAGTGATTGATACTATTGACTCTCTTAATGGTTGGATTGAAAATCTTGTTTGCCAAGAGCTTAATACACAAGCAATGGGAGATGCAGAATGGGGAGCAGATTGGGGGCGTGCTAAAAAACGCCTAGTAGGAATAGTAGATAAATTGCAAATCCTCGTTAAGAAACATAATGGATCGTTGATACTTATTAGCCATAGCAAGCAAACGCAAGTTGTGGATAAAAAGACTCAATTATCTCCCGAACTTCCGAGAGGCTTAGCATCTGCAATATTAGCTCGGGCTGATGTTATTGGTTATACAACTGCTTCTAAAAGCGATGGGAATTATTACATTAATTTCCGTTCTTATGAAGAAAGGACTATTGGTAGCAGATTGAAACCACTATCTCAGCAGGAACTATTATTTGACTTTAAAACCATACAAGAAACAGTGAAAAAATATAAGGAGAAAGACAATGTCAATATTCAGACCGCAGTCAACACAGAGTAGTGGTGGCTCTAAATTCTTAGGAGTACAGCCAGTCGGTATAATTGGATTTGAAGATGAATCTGACAAATGGGATTGGGCTGATATATATTTAACCCTGACACTCAAAATAGAAGGGAGCGAATACGAAAGAGCTCTTAAAATAGCAGGCTCACTTGAACATGACAATGATGGTAATGTTACAGGAGGTAGCGTCTTAAATAGACTCTATAAGCTCTTTGATGTTATCGACTGTCATGCGGGAATAAATCTTAAGGGTGAATGGGAACATGCTGATGATGGACCCATTGACATTGTAGATCATTTGAATGAAAATTTTGCCAATACGGATAATTTTCCTGATGACGAACCAAAATATGACTATTTAGCATATCTCTATAAAAAACAGCCTAAAAGAACTGGTAGCAAAGCTTATACTGAGGTATGGCCTAAACTTGCTCTCAATACATCTGCAGGCCGACAAAGCTTAACGAGTGATATGAATTTTCTTAAAAGGAAAGGATATTTAAAGGAAGCTACTGAAGATGATGTATCTTCTAATGGAACTGTAGAAAGAACTACAGAAGTTTCTGAAGCTGCTGGCATTGAAGCCCTTTAATGAATCGCTTTGTTGAAATAGCACTAGATAGCCCTCGTAATAGAGGGCGTCTGGTGCATAAGGAAAAATTAGCCGAATTTATTACAGATGATAAGCAATTGTTCCGTTCTATGTATTTATATGGAACTGATGCAGTTGATTACATATCAAAAACAGGGACTATTAAAGGCTTCCTTGGAAATAGAGATATTGATAATATCATCCTTGATATTGACAAAGCAGAAAACTCAGATGAGCTCACACTTGAAAGAGCGCAAGAAATTGTGTTGAAATTGCATAATAATGGCTTAAATAAGGATGAATCAGTTATTCCTTTCTTCTCTGGTACTGGTTATCATATATTGATACCCAATAAAGCCTTTGGTTTTAAGCCAGGTAATGAATTGCATATGCTAGTTAAAGAATCAATTAAAAAGATGTTTCCATCTCATAAAATTGATACTTCAGTATTTATGCGTAGTGGAATATATCGCGTAGCTCATACAGTAAATAAAAAAAGTGGTTTATATAAAATACCATTGACGGTTGAAGAATTGTGGGGATTAGAACCAAGTGACATAAAAATGATAGCCAAAGAACAAAGACTTGATTTTGAGTATCGGTCTTTGAAGGGAAACGAAGAGTTAAAGCAGTATATATTAAAGTATTTGCCTAAAAGTGAGCTAATGGCAAGTGCCGCAAATCCACATCAAATTGTACCTTGTGTACAAGAAATGCTTTCAATGGGACCGATTGAAGGTGGCAGACACAAAACAGCAATGAGAATAATCTCACACTTCCGACGACATGGCATTCCAACACAATATGCGAGTCTTATGATGTCGCATTGGAATGCTAGTAGCTTGTCCGAAGACGAAATAATCAGGCTGGTAGATAATGTGTATAATAGTGGATATAAATACAGCTGTAAAGATGAAGTCATGAAAGATCATTGTAAGACGAATTGCATTTACTTCAAGCGCAAGGACTATCTAGTTGATGTAAAAGGAGTAGATGAATTGCAAAGTTCATTAAAAGCTCGTTTAACAACGGACTTTCGTGGTCGTACTATAAACCTTGCATACATGCTTGGTCTTAAAAACATGGATACTAAAATATATCCAGGCGAACTTGTCACTATATTCGGACCAACAGGAGCTTCTAAGACGGCATTAGCACAAAACATCGCACTAGGTGTTGATTTTGCTAATGATGGTATATTAAGCTCTTGTTGCGTCCCCACATTATATTTATCATTAGAGCTTGCTGACTGGGTTATGCATAGAAGGAATCTTCAAATTGTATCAGGGCTCAGCAAAGAAGAAGTAGAAGCTGACTATGATATTATTTTTAAAGAATATAGAGATTGCTTATCTCATATGGTAGTTCAGATGGTTCCGCCTACAATAGCACAGATACAAGAGAAGATACGTGAATTACAACCAGCAATGGTTATCGTAGATTATATTGATCTTGTTGAGACTCCTTCTCATGTTAGGGGAGAATACGAGCAGGTAAAATATATTTCTCATAGCTTATCAAGTATGGCTGTCAATAATGATGTAATAATCATTCAGGTATCACAGGTTAGTCGTGATTACAGTCGTAATGAAATACTTGATTTGTATGCAGGAAAAGGCTCTGGAGCAATAGAAAATGCTTCCAGAAAAGTTATAGGGCTTAATGGACAAGCAAATAGCAATGCTAAACATATGGAGCTCTATAAAAACACAGATGGAGAGCTATTTGAAGTTGATTTAGAATGGCGACCCAGCTTTAGACTGAGGAGAATATAATGAAGAAATACGCTATGACTATAGACGTTGAGGGAGGCAAAGTCTTCTTATTCTTAAGATATTTTAAACTCGGTAGAGTTCGCGAAGAAGTGCCAGAATATAGACGAACTGCTTATATGGCTGGCATTGGCAAATATGAATTTATATTCACATCACTAAGGAGAAATAATGAGCGAAAAACTGAATCAGACTATCAAAATAGAACGGCATCTGCGTAACGGTAATAGCATAACGCCAACTCAGGCGTTACAAACCTATGGATGCTTTCGACTCGGTGCAAGAATATTTGAGCTACGTAAAAAAGGTTTAAATATTGCAACAAGAATAATTGATAATGGGAGAGGTGCTAAATTTGCAGAATACTCCCTTGCTGATAGATAGATGAATAACAAGAGGAAAGCTACCTTACAGGCAAAGAAAAAGACTGCTTTAACAGAATGGGAGGAAAGGTTTACACCAATCCTAAAAAAGATACATGGTAATCATGCTAAGAAGATATTTCATCGACTTATGAAAAAATCATGTACACTTAAATCCTCCCTAAAACGTAGAAGCAAAGAGTATGAAGTGTTGTATAATATCGAATTAAAACAAATTCGCACAATGCTGTTAGATTGTTATGGCAATATATGTAAATATTGTACTAAAATGCTAACAGTAGCTAATATAGCCTGTGATCATATTACTCCTTTGTCTTTAGGTGGCGATTCCTCTGTTGATAACCTGCAATTCGTTTGCAATCGTTGTAATACTCGAAAAGGTCCTCTTACTGATGAGAATTATAGTAAATTATTAGAATTTCTTTCTGATAATGATGAAGATTTAAAGGCTTATGTTTTAAGAAAATTATCACAAAGTGATACGTTTACTTAAAAAAGAGGTTGACAAATGTTATAATCAACTTTATAGGGTTGACATTAACAGGGTTAAATTGAAAGTGTACTTACAATTTGGCAAGGATTAATTCAAATGTCCACTGGTAGGGGTGTCCCCTTTCGGTGCTACAAGTACTACCTCGCTTATGATGGTCGGAAAGAATGAAAGAACCTCGTTACATAAACGGGAAATATGGGGGTGACAGACCATATCCTTGCTGTAATTCACTATAAATGATGAGTTACAGAAACAAAAACTAATAGTATTTGGCGACAGTTTATAAGGAGAAAAAATAATGGAAAAAATCTTTAAAATGGCGACATATAATGATATATGTAGTATTGATAGAGAGGATGTAGATGCAATGATATGTGCATTAGTACGATTTGGTTATGATATAATGCTAACTGATAATAATGATTATATCCAGTTTCAAGTTGGAAACTCTGATATAATAAGGGAGAAAGAATGAAACATAGCATCAGTCTTAACTGGCTCATAATATGGTGGCTACTGTGTATAGGTAGACCCGATGTATTAGATGGCATTATCGCTGTATTACAGGCTTTAGCCTTACACCT